CTTCTCAGCTATTATTAAAAGCTCAGACGGTACGGCTAACCTTGCATTGCAAACTAATGGATCTAATGCAGTAGTTATTGGTGTGGATCAAAACGCTAACTTTACTTCTAATGGCGCCGTAATAGTTCCTGCTGGAACTACAAACAACAGACCTACTGCTGTAAATGGCATGATTAGATATAACACTTCTACAGCTAATCTAGAGGCTTATGTTTCTGGAGTTTGGATAACTTTCCCATGACAACTTTTATTAATGCTTCTACATCTGGACTAACAGAAACAGTCGATGCTTCTGGTTCGTTGGGCTTGCAAACTGCTAATACAACAGCAGTAATTATTGATACATTGCAAAACGCTAACTTTACTTCTACTGGCGCAATGATTGTTCCTAGAGGAACTACAGCCGAAAGACCTACTGGCGTTAACGGCATGATTAGATACAACACTACATTAATTCTTTTAGAGGGATATATTGGTGGAGCTTGGACAACAATTAAAGCCGCCACTCCATATTCTGTTCCTTATTTAGTTATTGCTGGTGGTGGTGGTACGCCTAGTTCAGTACAAGGCGGTGGCGGTGGAGCCGGTGGATATTTATCTAATACTGCTACATTTACTCCGGGTACGATTTACACAGTTACTGTAGGTGGCGGGGGGTCCATAAATACGCAAGGTTCTAATTCAACTATTACAGGAACTAGCTTTACTAATGTTTCTACTGTAGGTGGTGGTATAGGTGGTGGATTTGCTAGCGCTGGTGGTACTGGCGGCTCAGGCGGTGGCGGCGGTAATAATGGTGGTACTGGTGGCGCTGGAACAAGTGGTCAAGGAAATTCAGGAGGTACATCTTCTGGTAGCTATACCGCTCCTTATACTGGATCGGGTGGTGGCGGTGCGGGAGCAGTGGGTGGAAATTCTGTAGATAGCGCTGGCGGCGCAGGTGGTAACGGACTATCTTCATCTATTACTGGTTCAGCCGTAACTCGTGCTGGTGGTGGCGGTGCGGGAAGCTTTAATGGCGCTGGAACATCAGGAGGTACGGGTGGTGGCGGAGCTGGTGGCACTGGAAATGGTGGTGGTGGGGGTACTGCGGGAACCGCTGGAACTGTTAACACAGGTGGCGGAGCTGGTGGCGGTAATAATGGCACTAGCGGAGGTTCAGGAATTTGTATCCTTTCTGTCCCAACTACAAACTACTCTGGAACATATACAGGGGCTAATGTATCAATATCCACTTCAGGGTCAAATACAATTGTGCAGTTTTTTGCTAGCGGTACTTATACGGCCTAACTATGCTATTTGGCTTTGACCCATTTGCCTCGACCCCGTTTGGTGCATTGCCCGGCGGTGCGGTTAGCATTGTTGTTAATGTTACTGGCGTTCAGGCGGTTGGATATTTAGGTACTGCTAACGTTACTGGCGATGCGGTAGTCAATCTAACGGGTGTTCAGGCTGTTGGTCAGGTTGGTACTGTAACTACTCAAGCGGGCGCGGTAATAAATCTTACTGGCGTTCAAGGCGTAGGACAAGTAGGCAGCCTAACAGTAGCTGCAAGTGCAGTAGTAAATCTTACAGGACTTCAAGCTCCAGCACAATTAGGAACTGTAACTACTCAACAAGGTATTGGGGTAAATGTTACTGGGGTGCAAGCAGTAGGCAGAGTAGGAACCGTAACCACAACTGCTAGTGCTGTAGTCAATTTAACGGGTGTTACAGGGGTCACTCAACTAGGGACTGCCTCAGCCACTGCTGGTGCTAATGTAATAACAACTGGGGTTCAAGGCGTTGGTCAGGTTGGAACCGTTGTTGCCAAAGCGGGCGCCAATATTTATGTAACAGGAGTCCAAGCAGTAGGGCAAGTAGGAACAGTCACTACCGCGGCTAATGCAAATGTCTATTTAACGGGAATTGCAGCCCCCGCCCAGCTTGGTACAGTTAGTATATTTGTAGGTATTGATGTAACGGTCACTGGCGTTCAGGCAGTAGGATATGTAGGTACAGTAACAGCTAAAGCCAATGCCAATATCTACTTAACAGGCGTTCAAGCTACGGGTATAATTGGCAATGTATTGGTTTGGGGTCAAATACCTAACGACCAAGACCCAAATTGGACAGATATTGACGATGATTCTAGCACTAGCTGGAGTCAAATTAGTAATTCAGAAACCACAGAGTGGGAACTTATAGCAGCATAAAGGAAAAATATGGCCTCAACATACTCACCCAGTCTCAAACTAGAACTTATCGGAAATGGCGAACAGGCCGGTACGTGGGGGACAACTACGAATACAAACCTAGGAACCTTGCTAGAACAAGCAATTACTGGGGTACTTCCAATTACGCTTACTGGCGACGTAACACTTACTGATTATAACGGACTATCAGATCAAGCCAGAAATGCCGTATTAATTTTTAACGGACTACTTGGCGCCCCATGCAACGTTATTGCGCCCCCATCACAAAAAGTATACATTGTTAGAAATAGATCTAATGCTACCGTAACAATTAAAACCTCATCTGGAAACGGCGTTTCTATCGCCAACGCGGGTAGTGAAGTTATTTTTTGTGACGGTACTGATTTCTATAGCGCAACTTCATTTAACTACATTAACGGCAATTTATTTGTTACTGGGAATACCTCTACTGGAGGAAGTTTATCTGTTGGAACTACTGCATCTATTGGAACTAGCCTTACTGTTGGTGCAAATATATATGGCAACGCATCTACGGATCAATGGTATACACCAGTTGGAACAACGGCACAAAGAACAGCTTCCCCCATTGAGGGATTAATTCGTTATAACACTTCAGGAGAATTTTATGAAGGTTATGCAAACGACAAGTGGGTGAAATTTGTAGTTGTAAATCAAGGTTCTTATACCATCTCTTATTTGGTTGTAGGTGGCGGTGGTGGCGGGGGACTTGGAGGTGCTGGCGGAGGTGGCGGTGGTTCAGGAGCAGTAGCGGCTAGTACAACCGGAGCTATTCCGGGAACTACTGTTTTAACAATGACAATTGGTGCTGGTGGCGCTCAAGCTGCAAGTGGTTCAATAAGTACTATTACTGGCGTTGCTTCTAGTGCTGCAGGTGCGGGTGGTGGAAATGCGGCAACAGCTCAAGGCGGCGGTGGCGGTGCATCAGGAGGCGGTGCTGCTGGTGGTAACGGCGGTGAAGATGTTGGCGGCGGCGGTGGTGGTGGTTCTGGTGGGGCGGGCGGCTCAGGCACTTCAGTTGGTGGTAATGGTGGTGCAGGTACAAACTCAACTATTACTGGTAGTTCTGTAGACTACGCTGGAGGCGGTGGTGGCGGCGGTGGCTCACCCGGTGCTGGTGGTGCGGGTGCTGCTGGTGGTGGTCAAGGCCAAGGCAATACCGCTGCTGGTGCGGGTACTGCAAACTCAGGTTCAGGCGGCGGAGGAAGTAACATTGTTGCTAGCGGTAATGGTGGTTCAGGAGTTGTGATCCTATCTATGCCAACAGCTTCATATTCTGGCACTCATACAGGAAGCCCCACGGTCTCAACTAGCGGTGCAAATACCATTCTTAAATATACTGGATCAGGAACTTATACAGCATGATTATAGAAACTCAAGCCCAAGACATTCCCGGTAAAGACGCGGACTGTGCAACGAAAATAGAAATCCTTTGCCCAAACTGTAACCGAGATGTAGATGAAGCTGAACTAGCGGCGCTAAGATGTAATGATTGTGGCGCCGATTTATCTGACCCTAAACAGAATCTAGCTGTCGCTGTGACTTCTGTACCTGTATTTGGAGTAACTTTCTAATGTTTATTATTGACTATGTTTTTGACAAGTTAGGCTATGTTCGTAAACCTATACCCGCGCCTTGGCCTTTCCCACCAGCAAAACCCGCTGCTAAAAAAACGGTAAAGAAAACTGTAGTTAAGAAGTCAAAATGAAACGAGTAACCGTTAAGCAAATGGCGAAGTCTAGAACCATGTGGTTTTCGCTTGCTTTAATGATTGTAGGCGCGGTATATGAGAACTTTTCGTATCTGCAAAATGTTATTGACCCTAAGTACTACGGAATTATTTTAATGTGTATTGGAGTTACTTGTGCAGTTTTACGGTTTTATACTACATTGCCATTGGATAAAGAATGAACTATCTTATATATGCTTTAGTGTTAGTGCCTGTTAACTTAATTGGAACTGTTCTTACATTTCCTTTAGCTTTTATTATTGGAATTATGTATTCCACCCAAATTGGTTGGTGTAACAACGCTACAGTTTGGCAATCAGGTCCGCGCCTATTCTCTTTCTTGTCATGGTTTCAAACGCCTGATAACAGCCTAGACGGTGACCAAACCTTTAGGGCAGAGCATAACCCCTGCTGGTGGTCAAAAGTCCAATGGCTATGGCGTAATCCGTTCTACGGCTTTGATGTTAAGTTTATTGACGGATCTTCTGGTATGAGCTATCAGGGCGATATTAACTGCAACGAAACCCATGAAGGCACGATTCGTGTAGAGGGTCATAATTTATGGCAGTACAACTCATACCACTATGTTTTTGGCAAGATGATGATTCTAAACTTTGGACACAACATCCGTGCGCTGGTTGACCCAGCGTTCATTACGCCAGACCAGTGGCATGACAACACAGCGTTAATTAAGAACTTTCCAGCAACCTTTGCATTCACTATTAGGTTCGTATAATGTTTGGCTTAACTATACCCATTCAGTTTTATATATACGCCGTGCTGTCTTTAGCTGCTGTAGCTGGTATTGGCTATGGTAAATACGAGTCTGTTAAGTATGATGCTTATGTATCTAAAGTAGAACTCGCCGCTAAAGAACAAGAAATGATTAATAAATCAAAGGCTAAGGAAGCCGCTCAAGTTAATGAAAAGGTAAAAAATGATTATGAAAACCGCATTGCTCTTATTAAGCGTACTTATGGTGGGATGCGCCTCACCAACACCAGTCAAACAGGCACAATTTCCGACACCACCAGCGGCACTGATGGCACCCCCACCGACCCTAAATTTATTGAAAAGTGTGCAATAACTACACAACAGTTGGTTAGTCTTCAAGGGTGGTTATCAGAACAAATTGGAATCTTTAACGCCAAATGAACAGCTTGCAATTACAAGAACTTGGCATAGACACCAAATGGGAAATCCCGTTAAATCAAGTCTTTGTTAAATATGACCTTAACACACCAAAGCGTCAAGCAGCGTTTATTGGTCAGTGTACTGTTGAGAGTGCTAACTTTACTCGTTTACAAGAAAACCTTAACTACTCCGCCCAAAGACTGATGCAGGTATGGCCTAGCCGCTTTCCTAATATTAGTATGGCAGAACCTTATGCACATAACCCGGAAAAACTTGCTAACTTTGTATACGCTGGGCGCATGGGTAATCTTCAAGACGGTGACGGTTGGAGGTTTCACGGTAGAGGTTTAATACAATTAACAGGTAGAGAAAATTATGAAAACTGCGGAAATGGTATTGGTGTCGATCTTATTCATAACCCTGATGTATTACTTACTCCCCAATATGCGGCTTTGAGTGCGGGCTGGTACTGGAACAAAAAAGGTTTAAATCCCCTTGCAGATGCTCAAGAATACGGCACAATAACAAGAAGAATCAATGGTGGTACTACGGGTCTGGATGAGCGTATTGCCAAGATAACTAAAGCTCTACAGGTACTTACATAATGACACCTTTACGCCTAGCCCATGATGCTTTTAAGCCCGCCACTATTTTTGCTTTGACTTCTGGTGTTTTTAGTGTAGCAACCCGCTTTTCTTTAATTTTGGGATCAGTGTTTAATATCTTATGGAATTCGCGCATAGGATTAGTTGGATCTAAAAGTTTTTGGCGGCGCAATTCTTTGCTTTCATCAGAGTGGATGGGTACGCCTAATTTACGCTGGCATTGTTTTTCTCGAAATTCTGGCTCTTGCCATTTAGCTCGTATTTTTGCTCTAGCTTCTGGATGTTTGGCTGGGTTATTTTCGCCCCGCAATTTTAATTGTACATCTGGATCTTGCATTCTAGCTTTTTGTTTTGCCCTAATTTCTGGTTTTAAAAATGGATTATTTTCTTTCATGCGCAGACTTAATTTCGCTTTATTTTCATCGGACATTCCATGTACACCATCACCACCAGTTGTTAAATTAGTTAAAGGCCCGTTACCAAGTTGGATTCTTCCGTACTTTTCAATTAAACTACGCTCTAGTATTTGGGCTTCTTCCAAAGTGTCAACGGTATGAATTTCAACAACTACATTTTTAATACCAATTTCAGCAATTTTATTGTTACAAAGCCAGTTTCTGTGTCCCCCGCTATTAAATGGGTTAAGACGCCTTTTAGACTTTGTTGCGCCTACATAAAAAGGAACTTCATTGTGTTTCCAGATATATACAAACATAATACTCTCCTTATTAATACCATTATAGGAGTATAGCACAAATGCTAACTAAGGTGGTTTTAAGACCCGGTCTTAATAGAGAAGGCACTAACTACTCAAATGAAGGCGGCTTCTATGACGGCGATAAGATTCGGTTTAGATCTGGCTTTCCAGAAAAGCTTGGTGGCTGGATTAGATTAAGTGCATATAAGTTCTGGGGTGTATGTCGTTCTATGTGGAACTGGGCTACTTTATCTGGGTATAACTACCTTGGAGTTGGAACTAACCTTAAATACTATGTAGAAAATGGCGGGCAGTATTACGATATTACTCCTGTTGTATCGACGCTTACTTTAAGCAATGCTTTATCTACAGGCCGTACTACCCTTGCGGCTAACGTAAACGCAACTACAACAACTCTATTATTTACTGCATCTACTAATTTTCCGCCACAAGACGGCTACGTTAAGATTGATAGCGAAGTTATTTTTTACAACACTTTAAGTGCTAATTCAGCCACAAACTGTGTACGTGGAGTTAACAACACCACCGCGGCCTCCCATACGGCAAATGCTAATGTTTCTAGCGCGTTTGTTAAAATTTTTGATGGCACCAATAACGCTAATAATAGAGACTATCTTATCCTATCTAACTGCGCAGTTTCGGTTGGCGGATTGGCTAATACGGTTATTAACGGTGAGCATCAAATATTAAGCTACGGTTCAGCGGTCTATTACTTCTTGGCTTCAAGCTCAGATAACAACTTATCTAATGTAACTTACTGTACGTCTTCTGCCTCTAATGTGGGTGGAAATGTAACTTGCCAAGTATTGTGCCATGTAGGACTTGAATACTATGTTAATGGTAATGGTTGGGGTGCTGGTACTTGGGGTCAATATGGATGGGGTAACGCCGCTCCTCAAGGGGTTAGTGTAGGTGAACAGCTTGTTATTTGGACTAATGATAACTACGGTCAAGATCTTGTATATGCTCAACGTGGTGGGCAGCTTTTCTATTGGGACGCAAACCTAGGAACATCGTATCGTGGTAAAAAGTTATCAGATTTATCTAATACTGCATCTTATAGCGGGCAGTTTGTTCCTTATAAAACACTTGAGGTTTTAGCTTCTGATATCCAACGTTTTGTGTTTGCTTTTGGTGCTAATTCTTACGATCCTACAGATCCATTAACGGACTTTGATCCTATGTTGGTACGGTGGTCAGACCAAGAAAACCCATACCAATGGGTACCAGATATTACAAACCAAGCAGGTGAGTTTAGGCTCTCGCATGGCTCTTATATTGTTACTACGATTAATACCCGCCAAGAAATATTAGTATTAACAGATTCAACCCTTTACTCTATGCAGTATTTAGGGCCACCCTATATATGGGGCTTTCAGGTCTTGATGGATAACATCTCGGTAATGGGACCAAACACAGTTATTACGGTTAACAATATTACCTATTGGATGGGTGGAGATAAGTTTTATATGTACTCTGGTCGTGTAGAAACTTTACCTTGTGCGCTGCGTCAATATATATTTGCTGACCTTAATAAAGACCAATCTTGGCAGGTTACTGTTGGTAGTAACGAAGGCTTTAATGAAATCTGGTGGTTCTATTGTTCTACTAACTCGGTTGTAGTTGATAAGTATGTGATCTATAACTACCTTGATCGGGTCTGGTATTACGGCACACTAAATCGTACGTCTTGGTTAGATTCAGGACTTCGCCAAAACCCAATGGGTACATTCCAAAACGGTGAGGATGCTTTATTAAACTCGACTGGCTGTGTGATTAACCACGAGCTTGGTAATGACGATTTGTCTACGGCTACTTCCTTACCTATTTATGCCTATGTGCAGTCTTCTGATTTTGATATTGGGGATGGACACAACTTTGGCTATGTCTGGAGAATGCTGCCCGACGTTAACTTTAATGGATCAAATGTAAATGGCCCAGTTGTTACGATGGAATTACAACCCCGCCAAAACTCAGGTTCAGCCTATGGAAGCCCATCAAATGCCGCAACAGTAAGCGGTAATAACTATGCTGTATACCCACAATATACGGTTCAAGAATTTACAGGCCAGATCTATACAAGGATTCGCGCCCGCCAAATGGCAATGAAGATTAGTTCTGATGGCTTAGGGGTATCTTGGCAGTTGGGCGCACCACGGATTGATATTAGACCAGACGGACGGAGAAGCTAATGGCATCAAACGCTACAAGCATCCGTAATACCGTTGCACCTAACTTACCTATTGGGCCGGTAGAGTACAACCAAAACTATCAAGATCAGTTTAGCAATGCATTACGCCTATACTTTAACCAAGTAGATAACGTTACCGGGGCGTTATTAGGAAGTACTGGTGGGCAGTATCTGGGAAATACCTATATATCTGTTCAGAACAACTCTAATGTAACCGCTACGGCAAACACCGCTACCCTAGTTACCCTTAATACTCTTGATTATTCTAGTGGCATGACTTTAGCTAATAGCGCCATTACTGTGTCACAAGGCGGCATTTACAACTACCAATTTAGCGTTCAAATTCAAAATAACGACAATGATATTCATTATGCAGATATTTGGTTGCGTAAAAATGGGGCAGATATATCAGCTACGGCTAGTAGAATTGTGTTACCAGCAAGAAAAAACGCCACTACTTATGACTATGCACTGGGGGCGGCCAACTTTTTTCTTTCTTTAAACTCTGGAGATAGTGTTGCTTTGTACTGGGCTACGGACTTTAACACCGTGTCTTTAGTTAGTTTGCCAGCGCTTACAACCCCCTATGCTAGACCTGTTAGCCCGTCCGTAGTGGCTACATTATCTTTTGTATCAAGGCTATAGACATGATAAAATCAGCACATATTAAGAAGGACTTCTATGTATTCTAACGGAATAGTGGGCTTAAACGCGCCTTTAGCTCAAAACGATACTTATCCCGGTAGTTATCAAACGCCGTCTCAATATGCTACACCTAGTCAAACCCCAATAAGTATGAGCGCTCTTAACGCTAGCTACGAACCCAAGACAGATGCCTATAGTGGTCAAATGATGGCTAGTGGTGGGATTGCTGCATTGCGGTATGACGATGGTGGAATGACTGGTGGTGAGTGGGTTAATAATGGAGAAGCGGCTCCCAAAACAGAATCAACTTGGACGCCAGACCAACCTGTAAAACTTCAGACAATGGACCAAATGCTTGCTGGTGATACTAGCGGAAAAGAATTTAAACCTACTGAACACGGCTATAAATGGGACGCAGAATACGGTAAATTTATGAATCCTAATGGGTCTACATTAGGGGTAAACCTAGATGGTTCTGTTGCTAATGCTACACCAGCATTTAAAGATTATGAGTTTAATGGTCAGTATTGGAACCCAGCAGGGGAAAATGTAGCTTGGCACCCAGAAACAAATCAATCTGCATATAAAATTGGCGGCGTTGAAGTCCCAATTAGTAGAGAAAACATGAAGGGCATAGCCGCGCTTACAGATGCTAGTGGTAAACCCAAAATGCAAATGGACAAATCTGGACAACCTATATTTACTGAACCAGAAGGAATAAAACAATCAACTCTTTGGATGGATGAATACGGCGCACCGCTTTTAGCTTCCGCTGCATTAGGTGGAGCTGCTGCTTTTGGTTCTGGTGCTATTGGCGCTGGTACAACAATGGCTGGCGAGGCTGCTGGCGCTAGTGCTTATCCCGGAATATCTTCTGCTGACTTAGGAACAACGCTTACTAATGTTCCATCAAGTTCTGTTCCTTATAGCAATCTTGGAATATCTTCGGCTGATTTAGGAACTACCGCTACTAATGCCCTTAACGCAACTCCATATAGTAATGTTGGAATATCTTCTGCGGATCTAGGAACTACAGCCACCAATGCTACCAATACTCTTACTAATGCAGATTTAGCTAAACTAGCGCAAATGGGAGATGTTGGTGGTTCACCCGGTTATAAACTTGCTGCTGATTCGGGTATGACAACAATGCAAAAAGTAGCGTTGGGTAGTTTGGCGGCAAAAGGATTAACTAGCGGCTCTCAAGGTAGTGGAGCGCCAACTCAAGCGTCATCTCAAAATACAACTCAAGCAACACCTGCACCAATAACACAGGCTCCAATGCCATATGCATTTCCTACATACTCTCCAAACCAGTCTTATACGGGAATGAATTACACCCCAACACCCTATGCACAACCAATGCTTTATAGATATGCAGAAGGCGGAATTGCGGGTTTAAATAGCGGGGATTTAGGTTCTTATTCAGATGGCGGAAGGCTTCTAAAGGGTAATGGTACTGGATTAAGTGACGATATACCAGCTACAATAGGGGGTAATCAGCCCGCTAGACTTGCGGACGGTGAATTTGTAGTTTCAAGCGACGTAGTTAGTGCTTTAGGTGGTGGTTCTACAGACGCTGGGGCTAAAAAACTATACGCAATGATGGACAGAATTCGTAAAAACGCACACGGCACTAAGCGACAAATTAGAGCTATTAACGACAAAAAAGTATTACCTGCATAAGGAATTAAACTATGGGAATTCTTGACAGCATATTGGGAGCGCAATCGCTACCCTCTAGCCCAACATCACAAGGAACTACAAACCAGTCGTCTACGACTACGCCTAGTATTCAACCGCAGTTCCAACCCTATGTTACTAATTATTTAAACCGCGCTCAAGATTTAGTTGCAAATCAACAGACTCCGGCACTTTTAAATCAATCATATATAGGCGCGGCTGGACTTCAGTTGCCCGGTGGGTTTGCTTCTGGTTCTGCTTTGGCTCAAGCAGGCGGGCAAGGAAGTTTAAGTACAGCTCCAATTGCTTTAGATTACGGACAAAAAGGATTCCAATACGGCGCAGAAGCTCCTAAGTACGGTGCGGTAGGCGCTTCAATGGGTACGGCGGCAAGTCGTGCTGGTGATATGTATGCCCAACAAGCTACAAGCCCAGAAGCAATGGCGCAGTATATGTCGCCATACATGAACAATGTAGTAGATTGGCAAAAACAACAAGCAATTAGAGATTATCAAATTCAAGCTCCTCAGATGGCGGCTCAATCTGTTGGGTCTGGAGCTTTTGGTGGTAATCGTTTAGCCCTTCAACAAGCAGAAGCTAACCGCGGTTTACAGAACCGTCTATCTGGGATTGAAGCTACAGGACAACAACAAGCTTACCAAAACGCACAACAAGCTCAACAGTTTGGATCTACGCTAGGACTTCAGGGTCTTCAAGCTGGTATGCAAGGGCAGCAAGTTGGTATCCAAGGACTTCAGGGCGCAATGCAAGGCGCTGGTTTGGGGCTTCAAGGTGTTCAAGGTGCGCAACAAGGTTATGCTGGTGCTACTACAGCAGGTGGTACTTTGGGTAATATTGCAGCACAACAAAATGCAGCAAAGATTGCTAACTTACAGTTACAAAATCAATTTGGTTTACAACAGCAACAATTCCCATATACACAAAACCAATTCTTACAAAGCTCATTATCTAATTTACCGTTTATAAGTACTGCTCAAACCGGCACTGGAACACAACAAGGCTACACAGCACCGCCAAATTATGTATCTCAACTTGGTGGTTTAGGGGTTGCTGGACTTGGTGTGTATGGTTTAGGAAAAGCTACTGGTTTATTTGCTGCTGGTGGGCAAGTTAAAAGCTATGCTAAAGGCGGGCTTGTTAAATCTGGTTTAAATGATATTCGCTTGCATCAATTATTAGGCTAACTATGAATATTTCACAATTATCTGAACAGTTAAAGGATGTGCCACAAGGTACATTAGTTAATTACGCCCGTGATCCCAATAGCGTAGTTCCTCAGTTTCTAGCTTTAGCTGAGATTCAGCGCCGCCAGCATTTACAGAATACGCCACAACCTCCAGCTTCTACCGTGGCAGCCGACGTGTTAAATGAAGCCGCTCCCCAGATACCCCCACAAATTCCTCAAGGAATTCCACAAGCAATACCTCAACAGCCACAAATAGCACTCCCAGAGAACCAGCCCGGAGTTACTCAGTTACCCACAGGTATGCCACAAGGCATGGCTAACGGTGGAATTGTATCGTTTGCAAACAGAGGATTAGTAGACGATGAAGACGATGATGAAGACGAAGATGATATTCAAGACGCAAGAGATGAAAGAAAAATGATGGAAATGCTTTCTATGATTAAAGAAAGCACAGGAAATGCAATTGCTGGTATTCCAAGAGCTGAATCAAGTGCCGGTATTTCAAAAGAAGAAAAATCAGCCGCAAAATTTAGTATTAACCCAGAAGAAAAAAGTGAAGTAAATAAAGGTATAACTTATAAAGAACCACTACCTTCTTCTAATGGAATTAAAGATACAGCTTTTTTAAATAAAATTAGGCATTTAGAAAGCCGCGGACGTGACTATGACGAAAAGGGCAATATTCTAACCTCATCTAAAGGCGCTATGGCTAGTATGCAAACTATGCCTAATACATTACGCGATCCGGGTTTTGGTGTTAGACCAGCACAAAACAATAGCGTAGATGAAATGAACCGTGTTGGACGTGATTATGGCAATGCTATGTTGCAACGCTATGGCAATGAAAAAGAAGCAGCTATGGCGTACAACTGGGGACCCGGTAATGTAGATAAGTGGATTGCTGGTGGCAGAAAAGGTCCTATCCCGGGCGAGACTAGACAGTATGCATCCAACTTTAATCAAGGTGGAATTACTCAGTTATCTGGGGGTGGTGCGATTGCTTTTTCTAGTGGTGGAATTAATAGCTATAGCGGAGAAGATAGCAGTCTTGTTGGAGAAGATCCATACGGTAAAGGCGAGTTAATGCCAAAAGCTCCACAATATATAGACGACCCATATGCTCCATTTGAATATAGCCCAACAGAAAATACTGGAGTATATGCAAATGATCCTTATGCTCCATTTGCATCTGAAGATTTATATGGAACAGCACCTACAAGTTATTCAAAACCACAAAGCGCGCTTGATCGTATGCTGGCTAGAAGCGCACAAGAGCGCGAAGAAATGAAAGCTGGCTCTAAACAAGATGCATATCTTGCATTAATGCAGGCTGGGTTTGGAATGATGGCTGGTACATCTCCTTATATGATGGCTAATCTTGGTAAGGGCGCAGAACAAGGCATCAGTACTTATGGCGCGTTGAAGAAACAACGCTCTGCTGATTTAGCTGCATTAGATAAATTGGATATAAGAGCATTAACCGCTCAAGAAAATTCTGAAATTAAGAACCTTGCAATAGCAGCCGCAAATCAAAGGGCAAAAGATACTGCTGAAGAGAAAAACCGTGCGGCAATTGCATCAGAAGAAATTAAAAAAGAACGTCTTGCTGCATCTTTATCTAAAGAAGCTAGTGATGCTCGTGAAACCGCTATTGCTAGGTACAACTCAGATCCAACCGTTAAGAAAATTGCAGCAATGATTTCTGAACAACAATTAACACCCGGTACTCCTGAATTTACATGGAATCAACAAGAGTTAAACCGTTTAAGAAATAATGCTATGGCAGAAGCCAAGGTTCCCGGATTTAAGTTTATTGCAGAGCCATCACCTTATCCAAAGCCAGAGGTTGCACCCCCCGGAGCTATATCTCAATTTTTTGGTAAAAAGTACACGCCAGCAGATATAGAGGCATTAGAATGGGCAAATGCACATCCTCTTGATCCAGCATCTAACGCAATTAAAGCAAGGTTTAAATAATGGCATTTGATCCTGTAGCCTACCTTAGATCGGTTGGTGTGGAGCCGGATGTGCAAAATGATGCCCCAAAAGAAAGTGTTGCGTCTAGTTTTGACCCTGAAGCATATTTAAGAAGTGTTGATTCACAAAAAGCATCCAGCACATTTGATCCGGTAGCTTACCTAAGAAGCGTATCTGAGCCTACTGAAACGGTTGCTCCAACTACTCAACCGGCTATTGCGCAGGATCCATCACAAAGACGCGCACAAGACATAGGAATCATAGAGGGAACATTAGCCGCCGGTAAACGAGGAATTGCTTCTCTTGGCGATGTTGCTTCTGGCTTGGGTTTAGCGGCTACATCTACGCTAGGTACCGATGCCAATACTCTTAAAAAAATGCAACAGATAAAAGCCGCGCAACAAGTTCCACAGGAGGTTCCCGGAATGAGTGTTGCGGAGTTAGAGCGTATATACGAGAAACAAGGACTTGGCGCCGCGGTTGCACAGGTTCCTAAATTTATAACAGAGCAGATTGCGCAATCTGGACCACAAACCGCAATTCCACTAGCAGCAGGCGTGGCAGCATCTCCATTTATTGCACCGGTTGGCGGAGCTTTGGTTGGTATTGGCGTATATGGAGTTCAACAGTTTGGTAATTTCTTGGTACGTCAAGCTCAAGAAAAGAACGACCCAAAAGAATTAGAAGTAGCTAAAGCTGCGCTTACTGCCGCTGGGACTGCTCCGTTAGGTTATTTTGCAGATAGGTTTATGCTTGGCTTAGGCGTTTTTGGAAAAAAAGCTGGAACAGAGGTGGTAAAAGAATTAACTGCCCGCCAATTAGCCGCAAAGGTTGGCAAAAAAGTTGCAGTAGGAGCAACAGCAGGCGTTATAGCAGAAGCCCCAGTTGAAGTGTTAGAGCAGGTAGCAGAGCGCTATCAAGCTGGATTACCATTAACTGGAGAAGATGCTTATGGTGAATACAAAGAAGCATTCGGTGGAGCCGCGGCTTCTGGTGGTGGAATAGGTGGAGTTGCAAGGGGTATTCAGGCATATAGAGAGCCTAGGATTTCTCCATTAAAACAACTAATTAAAGATGAATCAGTAAGAGCCGCAGAACCCGCAATTGAACCAGCCCCAACAGAACAATTTGTTCCTCCTAGTATTTCTCAAGATACAACTGCAATGTTAGAAGAAACTGAGGGTAAACCCTTAGTTAAAGCACCAGAAGAAATTCCATCAATGCCAATGGTTATACCTAGCCTACAGACCATAGAGGCACCCGTTGCAGACCTGAAGATATCTAAGGATGTCCCACAGTTTAAATACGGTGCAGATGCCTCTACGGGCGTTGTAGAGCCATTGGGCGGTAAGTTTGAACGTACTGGTGTCGCGCCCATCCAATTATGGGAAAGAAACAATGGTGATTTAGAAGTTATATCTGGTCGCCACCGGCTAGATTTAGCCAAACGTAGCGGGGAAACAACCATTCCAGCACAGGTTCATAAAGAGTCTGAGGGCTTTGATGTTACCCAAGCCGCGTCATTAGATGCATTACTTAATATTCGAGAAGGACAAGGAAAGGTAAAAGATTATGTCACTTACTTCCAAAGACCCGGTTACACCAGAGAAGAAGCTGAATCTAGCGGAGTTCTGGCAAGATCAACTGGACAAAGGGCTTACTCCATCGCAACTAACGGCAGCAGCGACCTCATTGCCGCCCATCGTGCCGATGTCCTCACAGATGAGGCAGCAACCAGAATAGCAAACTCCGCGCCAAAAGAAGACTCAGTTCAAGCGTTGGGCATGAAGTTGATTCAAGAGGGCAAGTCTATTAACAACGCAGTCAATATGATGCAAGCTGTTAAGGCTATTTCTGGCGGGCGCGGTGAAACAACCGTAGATATGTTTGGCTTCGATGATAGCGCTATGCGTGAAGCTGAAGAGATGGCTAGTATTGCATCTAAAAAACAAGCTGATATTACTCAAGATTTATCTGCGGTAACTGGTGCAAGTAAGCGCCCTGAAGTGGCTAAGAAATACGGCGTAGATGTTAGAGATCCAGCATCTTTACAAGCCAAGATTGATGAGTTACGCCAACAGAAAATGGCATGGGAAAACTGGTCTAGTAATCCAGCACTAGTAACTCAAATTCAAAACCAAATTCGTGGTATAGAACCAGATGTAGGCCCAGAGGTAGATACAAACACACCTTCTATGTTCTCTAGAGATACGGTAGAGCAAATGGCTAAACAAGAACTTTCTGGAAAGTTTTTATGGCAAGAAGGTGATCTTGGTTTATTTCATTCTTTTAACGACTATGGCGGCCCACATTATCGTGTAGTTAAAGGAGATAGATATTACACAAATATTAATAAAGCCCCAATTAGCCCAGAAGAAAAGGCTATTATTCAACAAAAGATAGATGCTATTGAAGCAGAAGATGCTATAAAACACGCCAAAACACCATTTATTAAATTCCAAAATGGCATATCTGTTTCTGGTGGTGTGCCTAAGAATGTTGGAAATGTGGTTCGTGCATGGAAAAATTTACTTGGCATAAAAGCAAATGTTTATATAACTACTCAAGATTTTGTAGAACAAAACAAAGATAACTTTACCGGTCCTCATCGCGATATTCAGGCATCACTTGGCCCAAAAATGAACGGCGCAATGAAGTTGATGAGCGATGGCAGTTATTATGTTGTTTTCAAAAAGTCTACTAGCATAACTAAAATGCTGGAGACTATAGCGCATGAACTAGGACACGTTCATCAAAAAGAAATGTTTATTAATGCCTCTCCTGAAATGCAGAAAAAGCTTCAGGATGCACATTTAGAGTGGTTAGCATCACAAAAAAATGCTACAGCTAAAGAGTTGTTACAAACATTGCGAGCTAAAACCACAGCACAAACCACCATAATTAGAGATCCAAAAATGATGGGGCGTAATTTACCAGAATATTGGACAAGTTTTAGTGAATGGTATGCAGACCAAGTTGCTCGTTGGGCAGTATCTTCAGAAAAGCCATTGACCATAGTGGACAAGTTCTTTGCTAAGTTAGGTGCGGCTTTACGCAAGTTCTACGAAACCCTTAAAGGACAGAAGTATTTACCTAATGAGACATTCAAGCAATACTTAGATGAGATTGCATCACGCTCTCAGTTTGAAGCTTTAGCTACAGAGAAAGCTCCTAAAGGTCAGATGGCATTGTTTAGTCGTTCTGAGATGGAAGCCGAAGGTCCAAAAGGAATAGAGAAATTAAACAGGATTCGCCGTAACTATCGTGGTGATGTTGTTTCTCCTGCCACCGTTTTTTCTATTCCAGATGATTCTAAGATGGAACGGTTTATCTATAAGATTCAAGATAAGTACATTGATACTAAACGCGTCATTCAGGCCATTATTTCCCAAGGCAAAGAGATTACAGACAAATGGAATGCTTATCTTAAAGAAGAGCTATACCACGGGCGTACTGCAAAACGTACCAAAGACTTCTTAAACAATGAGCTATTGCCAGTTGTACGTTCTATGCTTAAACAAGGTATTAGCATAGTAGAGTTTGATACCTATTTGCAGGCTCGCCATGCAGAAGAACGCAACATACAAATTGCCAAGATTAATCCTGAGTTCCTAGAAGATGGCACACTTAATCCTAATGCAATGCCAGACGGCGGTTCTGGTATGTTCACTAAAGATGCTCAAGACTACTTAGATAAGCTACCACCGGAAAAAGCTAAAGCATTAGAAGAGCTTGCCAAGAAGATTGATGCCATTGTTAAAGGAACTCAACAGGTATTAATTGATGCAGGGTTAGAAGCTCAATCTACTATTGATGTTTGGAATAAAACATACAAAAAGTATGTTCCTTTAATGCGTAAGGACTTAGACTTTGCTCAGAACTATACAGGGCTTGGTCAAGGTTTCCAGACTCGCGGCGGTGCAAGTAAGCGGGCGTTTGGTTCGTTTAAAGAAGTAGCAGACATATTTGCTAACATTGCTAACCAGCGTGAGCGGGCTATTGTTCGCGCTGAAAAGGCTCGTGTAGGAACGGCGTTATATGGTTTAGCCATTATGAATCCTAATCCAGATTTTTGGTTGCCAGTAAATCCTGATGCCATTAAAAACGAGAAGGCTCTTTTTGCTGAGTTAAGGAAACTTGGAATAAGTGAAGCAGATGCAACCAACATCATTCAAGAACCACAAACAGCGGTCTTAGACCCAGATACTGGTACTGTTACCTATAAGGTAAACCCTATCTTACGCAACAGTCCTAACGTGTTTGCTATCCGTATAAATGGTCAAGAACGTTTTATATTCTTTAATGCAAGTGATCCTAGAGCTATGCGTATGGTTCAAGCCATTAAGAACTTGGACGCCGAAGAAATGGGTTGGGCGCTAGGTAACGCAGCCAAGGTTACCCGCTGGATAGCTTCTGTTAACACCCAATACAACCCAGTATTTGGTGCATATAACTTCATACGGGATACATTAGGCGCTCAATTTAACTTATCTACTACTGCTATTGCAGGAAAGCAAGCTCAAGTTACGGCAGGCGTTTTTCCAGCTTTAATGGGTATCTATTCAGATCTTAGGGCTGCTCGCGCTGGTAAAGGTGTAGCCAAGGGTGAGTGGGCTAAGTTATGGGAAGAGTATCAACAAGAAGGTGGTGCTACTGGATACCGTGATCAATTTAGCAAAAACAGATCAGATCAAAATGTAATTGAAAAAGAAATGCGCAACCTTGAAAAAGGTAACATTAAAAAAGGTGTTGCTGCGGTATTTAATTGGTTATCGGACTATAACGATGCAATGGAAAACGCGGTACGCTTATCGGCTTATAAAGTAGCTATAGATCAAGGCATATCCAAAGAACAAGCAGCCAGCATTGCTAAGAACCTTACAGTTAATTTTAACCGTAAAGGTGAACGCGCCCAACAAATGGGTGCTTTGTATGCTTTTTATAACGCTTCAGTTCAAGGCACTACTCGTTTAGCAGAAACTCTTAGAGGCCCAGCAGGTAAAAAGATTGTTGCTGGTGGATTACTTTTGGGTTCTGTTCAAGCGTTAGCATTAGCTATGATGGGATTTAAAGACGATGAACCACCAGAGTTTATTAAAGCCCGTAATCTAGTTATTCCATTCCCAGACGGACGTTACATAGCCATTCCAATGCCATTAGGTTTACACATTATTCCTAACATGGGACGCATTACTACTGAGATGGTAATGAACGGTGGTAAAAATGTTGGTAAGAAATCTCTTAATTTAACAGGTGTTTTAATGGACGCATTTAACCCAATTGGTAATGCTGGGTTATCCATGCAATCGTTATCTCCAACTATGCTAGACCCAATTGCAGCCATTATTGAGAACAAAGATACATTTGGGCGCCCAATTGCTAAAGAAGATCGTGCTACTAATCCGACACCCGGATATACGCGCGCCCGTGAGACTGCAAGTTATTTAGGTAAAGAGTTATCTTATTTTCTTAACCTTGCTTCAGGTGGAACTAAGTACCAAAAAGGAATAGTAAGTCCTACGCCAGATCAAATTGACTTCTTAGTTGGTCAAGCGACGGGCGGCGTTGGAAGAGAGATATCTAAGGTAGAGCAAACGGTTACTGCTGCCGTTACTGGAGAAGAACTGCCTACTCATAAAGTTCCATTAGTTGGTAAATTTTATGGTGATATTAAATCTCAAGCAACACAAGCTAATCGGTTCTATGACAATATTACCCGCATGGCTAACTATGAAAATGAAATTAAGGGTCGCCGAAAAGATGGCGTTGCAACAGCAGACTTTTTAAGGGATCATCCTGAAGCGCGTTTATGGCAACAGGCTAATAGATTAGAAAATGAAATCTCTAAAATTAATAGAGAGAAAAAAGACCTGTTGGAAAAAAATGCACCGGCAGCAAGAATTAAACAATTAGAAGACCGTAAAACCCGTGTTATGACACAGTTTAATAATCAAGTTGAAAGCTTGGAAAAGTAAGTAAATACCCTTATAAATCATATAAATGTAATGATTGTTTAATTTACTTGTGGTAAAACCCTACTTAACCACATGATAGAGGAGAGGACTAATGGCTGGATATTACTTGACGGACTTAGAGTTTATTAACGAATGGAGAATTATTAGTAGTCCCATTAAGTTTGCTGCAAAGCATGGCATGGACGTTCGATCTGTCCACAACAGGCGCAGATCAATCGAGGCAAGGCATCAAATAAGCCTTCCCACTTTGAAGGACAATAGATATACCGCGCCTAAAAAATTAGAACAAACTGTTGGTCATGCCCGTCGCGGCATAGAAATGGAAAAGGGTAGAGTTGTAGTTTTCAGCGATGCTCATTTCTGGCCTGACGATTACACAACGGCTTATCAGGCTTTACTGATTATCATTAAGGAATTCCAGCCTAAAGTAGTTGTAGCCAACGGAGATATGTTTGACGGATCCCAGAACTCACGGCACCCTAGAATTGGCTGGTCAAAGAGTCCAACCGTCAAGGAAGAGCTTGAGGCTTGCCAAACCTTCATGGAAGGCATTCAAAAGGCTGCTGTAGGCGCTGAATTGATATGGACAATGGGTAACCATGACGCCCGCTTTGAAACGTTCCTAGCGGCTCAGGCACCCCAATACGAGGGAGTATCAGGGTTTACCCTTAAAGATCACTTTCCTCATTGGTTACCCTGCTGGTCGTACTGGGTAAATGAGGATACCTGTATTAAGCACCGCTGGAAGGGTGGATTTGGCGCTGGTAGGGCAAATGCCCTCAATGCGGGCGTAAACATGATTACAGGCCATACTCACAATTTGGCTGTACAACCCCTTACCGATTACAACGGAACCCGCTATGGCGTCCAAACAGGCACCCTATCGGATCCCAACGGAGAGCAGTACATGGGCTATACTGAAGATGGTCCAAAAGACTGGCGCTCTGGATTTGCCCTACTGTCGTTTGAAGAGGGAAGGCTTATGCTTCCTGAGTTAATTCAAGTATGCGGGGAGCAAAGATTTGAATTCCGTGGCTGTATTAATAAAACATGAAACTGACTACCCAAATCCTTAAAAATATCTATTCCACCCTGTACTGTTGCGAGCCATTTATGAAGTGGTCTTTGCCTTTACCGGAGCAGATTAAGTTTGTCGTGGAAACGGATCCAGAGACTATGGGTTCTTATCTTTATGACGACGGGGAAAAACATGAACATGTTATTACTATCTCAGACGCAAGGTGCGGGCATTTAGATACCGTTATTAGGACAATGGCGCATGAAATGATTCATATGTCTAGGTCTGGCACCATATCTGATGCATGGACAAAACATGACGCTACATTCCGTAGGCGCGCGCATTCTATAGCTACTGAATTAGGATTTGACCCGCTCGAGTTATAAGCTATACTAATCTGGAGAGGTGGGCTGGAAACAATCAGAACTCCTTCTATCAGTAAGTACGCTGCATTAGTCCACGGCGCCTCTCATTTATATTCTTCCTCCGCCATGTGGCAAAAGATTCCACACTGTATATCTGGTTCTTGTGGATAGTTTCCCGCAGTTGGTGGCAACTCATCCAAATATACGTCTTTAAGTACTGTTTGGCTTTTAGATCTTTCTAGTTTAGCCATGCGGTTAAACTGAATTGGAAAATCTACTTTAATCTTATTCCAATACCCTTTGCCACCTTTTACGCAGCCGATACAGTTATTGTTGTGATAGCCCAATTTATACATTTCTGGAAGTTCTATCCCAGCATTTTGAATCATTGCCAAACAATCCGCTTTTCCTAAACCTTTATCAATTAACGGTGCTATAGCTTTAATATTATTGGCATCTAAAAATCGGTCATAGCGGTCTTGTTCTTCCATTGTGTAACCAAATACTTGAATGTCGGTTGGCAATTCAAACTTAAGCCTAACGTCTTTCTTAAGCTTTCTTGTGCATGGGGAAGCCCCCTTAATGTTCATGGCAGAAGTTTCAAATGTTTTATATATAGATCTGTTATATCTATCATTTCCAAGAATTAATATTTTTTGACCAAACCATTTTTCACAATCAATTAAAAAACGTTTGTTATCAGGATGTTCTTCTATTACTTCTGTGTATGCAATAATAAATTCATACCCCCCCCCCGCCAAATTGAGATAGGGCTAATTTTGTGGCAACTGCACTAGCAGCACCACAGCTAAACCAACATACTATTCTCATTTTATTTCAATATGTCCGTTTTCAAAAAGCCAACCAATGGTGGCACGGTGCGCACTCTCCCACATCTCAATCCTTTGGTCTTTAGATAACGATCTTCCTTGGTCAAGATCCGAATGGCAGCGATAACACAAGGCCGCAATCCTGTAATCTGAACACTTAAGTCCCCTACCTTTACCGTCGCGAAGCTGATTACTATGCGCCGCAACAATGGTTCCGTCTTGTATGCCGCAATGCTGGCAAGGGGATTCTCGTACAATTTCTAATAACCTTTTATTGCGGTACATCAATCATTTTTCTAATGTGTTCACCGGCTATATCTATGGGCGTATTTCTTTCAAAATCTACAACATAATCCTTGGCTATATGCCAACCGTTGGATTCGTCTCTTATTAATTTGCCATCGTCCATTAATGCCTTAGCGTGGGCGCCAACAGAAGCTCTACTTAATCCTACATTAATATCAATCGAAAGAACTCCGGGGTTCTTGGCTATGTACTGTAGTATTAAGTTTCGTTTGTCCATTTTGAAAAAAGTGATATGAGCCGTCCGGTAAAATTTCGTATTCAGGCATTTGCATACCTGCTGCTTTCAACGCTAGTATAACCTCTTCTATTTCTTCGTCGTTCATGTGTTTACCCTAGGTCTACGTCTGCGTTTAGAAACAATATCAACAATACCACCGCTTGTTTTTTGGCTATCTAATTCTTCCATTAGTTCGTCCGCAAGGTTAACTGCGGTCTTCGGATTCCCACAATTCATTAGCGCAAAACAAGCCGCCAAAAATCGCATGTATTCCCGATCTTTATTTTCCATTTTCTTCTAACATATGAATTTGTTCAATAAGAACTTCGTTTAAGGGTTTACCCTTAATAACAATCATATTAGATTCTTTAATGTCGGCAACCGCTTTACACGCATCTCTTAATCCTTTGTTGTAACCACTTGTAAATGTATCTGTTTTCTCAAGAGCCATAATTAATGCATCTCTAATAAAAGCAGAAGCCTTACGGTTCTTTGCCATAACCTTAAGCTGATTTATCTGCTTTCGCGGCAGATAAAGGCTATACGGGACTAAATTTTCATCACTCATTTTTCCATTCCTTGTATTGTGCATATAGAATCTTTAATGCACCTTGTGCTTCTAAGTTAGTTTTAATCTCAGCCCTAGACGATACGCTTAAATAGGACTGTAACCAATCAATACAAGCGGTCTCGCTGGTTTCAAATAGCTGCCCATCTTCATATAGATAATCCCAGAATTTGGAATCCCGACATAACATACCGGCTAGCTTCACCATTTGTGCGCCCGCAAATTCTTCCCGATTGAATGGCACTTCTGTATCCGCCAAGCGAACCATAACAACCATGTATCTAGCACCTACAAAATCCCTCAGAATCTCTTCTGGAGAATCATCAGGGTGTATTGCTAGGGTAAGTACATGACCGTCCTTGGTTTGCTTTAAAGCTACCTTCTTGGCCTCAAATTGGCTGGTTTCCATACGTCCTTTCAAACGTGATAATTAATTGCTTTTCAAGATACTTAATAACGCCCTTTAGCTCTATCATTTCCATGAGTAGCTTATCTCTTTCGGCCTCTAAATCTTGGTTCTCACACATCTCTTTAGCTAAAGCTTCCTGAAGTTGCTTGCACAACCTTTCCCAATCTACGGGCGCGGCAAGCTCTTCATCAGTATCGCTAAAAAACCTTTTACTTTCTTTGTTCAAAGTTTTCTTTATTCCCACGGATCTTTCTCCTGAGATTTTGGCGCGCCTTCGGGTTTTACATAGGTATCTACAGCCAATGATAAGAACCGATTGCCGGTTTTAGATTCGCGTTTCCAGCCAGATAGCTTAATTTCAATAAGATCTTCAGCGTGTTTATCCATAAGGTCGCGTAGATAAGAGCGATCCACCCTAATGCTGCCAAAAAAATCAGGTGATTTCTCAGATTTGCGAACTGTTGATGGGAAAAGCGATCCTTTGTTTGGGTATTCCATTTTTATTCCTTAGTTAAAGATTTCTTGGTTACGGTAAATTTAGCCATCATTTCGTTGTATGCATCTAGATTCTGAGCCTTGGCCTTATCAAAAGCAGAACGATTAACCTTAAAGATATTGGCTACGTCCTCAGGTGACGCGGCTAATTGCAGCATTGCATCCAGACCAACATTCAATGACCCGATAAAGTCATCTCCAATTGGTTTAAGAGACCATTCTCCGGGTAGCTTTGCCGATACCTTCTCGCTGGCAAATAGAGATTTATCTTCTGGTTTTGCAATAGTAATTGTTGCTTCGGCTGGTTTAGCCGCTATGGTAATAGACTTTGTAACGGGCTTGGCTTCTACCATAGTTACTTCATTCCCCAATTCAGGGGGAATATCTTCACCGTTGTAGATATATAAGCCAATGCCGTGAAGCGCAATCGCTTTAGCCAAAGCCCGCTGCATAGCCGTATTAACAGCAAATGAATCAGGTTCAGCAATAGGCTTATTACGGTAATCCATAACGGGCAACTGCGCTGTGCGGGCGATATCATTTGCCACAACAGTACAGAACACCATTACGGTTCCATTGCCCCAGCGCTGAAATTCTGGATAAAACCAGTGCGCCTTTGGGTCAGCCAGTAGTAGCTGGTCAACCGCCCATGCCCAAGACAGATAAGTAAGGCCATTCTTCTTCTCTGTGTACTTGGATACATCAATACTACGCAGTTCCTTGTATTCCATCATAGTCCTCTTTTAAGTTCCTCAATATTTCTACTTCTTTTAACTTCTGTGCATAGTGAATTACTTTATCAATATCTTGTAATCCACCCTTATCGCGCCACCTTGTGATGTATTTCACAATATTTCCTTCAAGATAGCCGAGTTCATTAGCAACTATATAATCCCAAGGTTGGATTGCATTCTTTGCGTAATGATCTCCACCAACTTGAAAGTTATTAGCTGTCATTTTTTACTACCTTGTTAGACGGGTGCAATAACCACTTCTTACCTAGGCTTTTCTTGGACTTAGCCATAGCAACTTCATTACGCTTACGCATATCTGCTATCTCCTCGTCAGTCATCAGGCCGTAGTAAATGGTATCCTTTGCTGGCTGCCAGTCTTTATCGCCGCCCCAAAGTTCTTTCTTAAGGTAATAGTATATTTTCTTAAACATTGAATAACTCCTCGTATGGATACGATGCTTCTTTTGGCAAATACAAACGAGTAACATTTTCTCCGCGGCAATAAGAATGAATTGCTTTTTGCGTCTTCCAGAGTTTCTCTATCTTGTCTGACTCACCGTTGTTGGTGTTACGCATGAACGCCTCACGAGCAAGAATAATTACTCTCTCATCTGGGCTTTCTGAAACTCCGCTTAATAGAACCTCTGCAAAACGGCGTAACTTTGTAATCTTCTCACCATAGAAATGAGCCAACATTAATGCAGCAAGAATAACTGATGGGTTCAAATGTCTACGATTAGTTACAAAACATTCTGTTGCTGCCAACATATGAACTTCCATATCATCTGCAAAAGAAAGTATTTCTTCTGTTGATAAGCGCTTTGGTGCAGCCAATAGATTAATCATGCCGATATGCTTTGAAGTAATCCAGCTATTTAAATTACCAATTTTGATTCCATCCATTTTGCTGCGCGGGCGATGTGTATCAATATGAATAGCTTGGGATTTATCCAATCCTTGAACCACCAACATCTTAACTGGTACACCAGCGCGAACTATACCAAGTAAACGGTGTTGACCGTCTGCTAAAGTACCATCGTTATAAAACGCAATACCCTGATGAGTTAAAGACCAATTACCTTCCTTCATTATTTCCGCATTTTTGGTGGCATTGCGGTCACTAAGGGCGCGGTTAGTTAAGTTTTTACCTAACATCTTTTGTGCCATATCTGGCGTAATGTTCATAACTTCAAATTTCATTTTGCTTCTCCTCTAAGTAAGTTTGATACTGCTTACACCACCCACTAACCTGACAAAAATTAGCGCATCGTGTTCTCTCTCCGGGTCTAGTCTCTATAAAGAAACCTTTCCCCAGCCTTTGTAGCTCTTCTTCTGCTTCCTCTAAAGTGCTACATAAGATCTTTGCCCTTACTGCTCCATCTTTTTTAACGGCGAAGACGGTGGATTTTTCCCACATATCTTCCGGACTACAGGGCGGCAATTCCCCGCCGGTTTCCGTTGCGAATAAGGCTTCTGAATGGGCGTGAATGCGACTACGAATAAAGTCTTCACGTCTTTGCATAGGCCAGACAGAAATGTCAATGATCGCAACAGGGGTTTCAGGATAACCAGCGCGGCTGATAGCATCCCTACGATTCCAATCCCTAACAATTGCAATAATCTTGAGCCGATTGACTGGCGTTTTCTTAACCTTTTCGACCAACCAAGCATAAATGTTAAGTTGTTCTTCCCATTCCTTTTTCTCATTCATTACTCCCCATGCGCCTACGGTTTTATAGTCGTTAACCTCTATGCCATTTGGATTCACAATCTGTAGATCAATTGCACCAGAAATATTCCAGCCGTCAATCTCAGCGTGTAACCTTTCCTCTACGATATGGTTATCGTCCTTGCCCTGTTCCAAAACTGCATGAACCGCCGTACCAAAAATAGACCAGATCATATCGGTTACATCAACCTCAATCTCATCCGCGTGTAATGCCTTAAGCTGCACAATCTGCGGGCTGTTAATAATCTCAGTAGCAGACAAGTGGGCTTTGCCTTTGGTGTAGGCGTCACGGCTCAAAACATTAACAAACGTCTGAGGTAAATTAAATTTATTGGTTATTTTCATTTCTTTTTCTTTAGCCAAAGCTTTAAGCCAATCAACATAACAATCAAATCGTCAACCTTATCTACTGCTTTTTGATCTTCCTTACTAAGCAATAGGTGGTCAAGTTCCTTTGTACCTTTTGCAAGTGCAAGTAAGCTTTCTGCGTAATCAATCATCTTTTCCTCTATCTTCCGTATGCTATACGGTTACCGCTGTCATCGTAAAAGTTTATTGTGCCATCTCTGTTTATTGTTTCATAACCAAGACGGTTACCACTATTATCGTAAACCCCAGCTTTTGTGTTGTAGTTGTATTCGCTGGTCTCCCAATTATATGGAGAATTTTTAAAATTGCTAGAACTATTATTCCAATTCATATCGGAATTTTTAAAGTTCATAGGACTATTCTCCCAGCTTGTTACTTGTGCTGATACAACACTACTGTATAAACATACAGCTATTAATATTTTCCTCATAATTTCCTCATTTAGTTGCCATCATCCATAAACCAACGTTAGCGCCCGCATAGCAGATATAACAGATCAGCATGGGTATATTCCCTTTAAGACCCTGTTCCACCGCTATCCAAGCGTATATAAGACCAGTTACAATTATTAACCAGCCGCTCAT